ATTGTAGAGGTTCAATCGGCATTTGTTGAAGATTTGTATGTTCCTGAAAAATTGCAAGATGTTGCTACCGTTGATGTTAGTATTGCTATCAATGGTATTCCTGGTGATTCTTATATAAGCCGTTTACCGATGAGCACATCTGGCGGTTTTTATTTTCCTGGAGCAAAGAGACAGTATTTCTCCGAGAATTGGATTGGTGAAGAGCTTTTCCACACTCCCTGTGATGAGTTAACTGATAGTATCAATGAGATTGAATTTAGTTATCTTAGTGGTCAGCGTGCTTATCCTGTTTTTCAAGGTTCCCTTAAGGACGAACCCATTTCTGAAAAGAAACGAGTTGAAGGAAGAACTAGAGTTTTTACTGCATGTGGAGTTGCTTTTGCTATTGTTGTGCGAAAACAATTTTTGAAGATTGTTAAATTCTTTATGGTTAATAATTTCTTGACTGAGTGTGCTGTGTCTATGAATTGTTACGGTAAAGAATGGCAGGAATTGCACGATTATCTTGTTACCTTTGGTGACAAGAAGATTATTGCTGGGGATTATAAAGCATTTGATAAACAGATGGCTGCCAATTGGATACGTGCGGCTTTTCAGGTTTTAATTGATCTGAAAAAACGTTCTGGACAATTGACTATTAAAGATGAAAAGATTTGTATCGGTATTGCAACCGATATTTGTTTTCCCATTACTAACATGAATGGAGATTTAATTCAGTTTTTTGGTGGGAATTCTTCTGGTCATCCTCTTACTGTTATCATTAATAGTATTGTAAATAGTTTGTATATTAGATCAGCGTATGCATCTATCGTTAAGAAGCCATTAAACTTCTTTAAGAAAGATGTTAAGTTGATGACATTAGGTGATGACAATATTTACGGTTCTAAGCTTGCTCATTTCAATCATACCACGATTGCACAGTATTTGGCTACAAAAGGAATTACTTACACTATGGCTGACAAAGATAGTGCTAGTGTTCCTTTCATTAGTATACATGATGCTGATTTTCTGAAACGTACTTTTAGAGAATTAGCTGGTCGTATCGTAGCTCCTTTGGCTCTGAAAAGTATTTTTAAGAGCTTGTGTATGATTGTTAAGAAAGGTAATATCAGTGATGAAGAACAACTAGCTCAAAGTTATTTGGCAGCTAGACGTGAATGGTCTTTACATGGTGAAGTTATTTTTGAGGGATGTGTTGCTAAAATGGAAAGAATCTTTTTGAATCATTTAGATGTTAAACGGTTTTTTCTCAAACAACACTCATACGATTATGAGTCTACTCTAGCATGGGTGCTTGATGGCTAGAGTGTTTGTACAATAATGGAATCGTCTTAGGAAGAGCTTATTTTTACTAACGGTCTTAATTGCGCTTGTAAATTTTTTGTAACTTCTGGCATATCCATGTACACAGTGAGATTACACTGTAAAAATAATCTAGGTCCACACCCAAAAGTGTGACTTGTAGGAATGGGTAGTCTACCTGCATTTTATTACTGTATCTACCCGCCGTTTTTAGGCTTATTTCATAACATATGGATACCTTTAATTTCAACGGGAGCGTTTTAAAAAACTCAACCTCAGTCAGTGGTGACTTAAAAAACCTCTTTTCGATTGAAGTTCAATCAAACAATGTAATGGTTCATTCTAATGAATCAATGCATTCTTTTGTGGAATTACCTAATAGTTCTACAATGAAAGCTATCGACACTGGTATTTCAGCTGATGCTGACATTTCGTCCTTCTTAACTCGGAGGGTTAAAATTGCTACATACCAGTGGGGTGTAGGCGCAAGTTTGGGTCAAACTTTTGATCCATGGGCTTTGTATCTAGCAAATCCTGCTGTTAAAAATAAATTAGAGAATTATCAACTATTAAAAGCTAATTTAAAATTAACATTTCTTATTAATGGAACTCCCTTTCACAAAGGGATGGCTTTTGCCTCTTATTCTTATTTAAAAGTGGCTAACGAAACAGTAGTTATTGGTGGTGACCTCCAATTAGTTACACGCTCTCAACGGCCACATGTTTATTTGAACCCTTCTACAAATAAAGGAGGATGTATTTGTGTTCCATTTTTTGTTCCTACAAATTATTTATCCCTTACTAGTGCCACTATCTCATCATCAGATATAGGCAATGTTAGTTTAGATAGTTTTCAAGCTCTACAGCAAATCAATGCTGGTACTGACACTGTTACCATCACTGTTTTTGCAGAATTGGAAAATGTGAAATTGACAGCACCCACAATGA